CCAGTACATAGATGATAGACAGCAGAATTCCCGCTGCACCTACTGCAAGCGGGATAAGCTTATCTGCAATCAAGGCTGTTTTCTTTACTGCCATACCAATCACATATAAAACTGGTACTAAGATTAATAATTCTGGCTTAATATATTCTGTAAAGTCCATGCTAATTCCCTCCATTTTGATTTATCTTTCTTATCTCTTCCATTTCACTTTCAACAAAGCCGTTGCCGCCCATAGCCTTATAGACTTCAAATAAAGCCTCTAAAGCGGACATCGAGTAGTTGCTGACGTGTCCTTCTGCTTTCGCCCGTCTTAAAGCGGTATCTATCTGATAGCGTATCTGTGATACCAAAGCGGCATTGACATTTTTGAACATTTTGTTGTTTTCGATTGTTTTTGTTATCTTTTTATTTATCAGCTTGATGACGATAGCGACCGCCGCTGATGTCGAGGTTATAACCCCGCATATGTATAAAATTATGTCCAGATTTACACTCATGGCTACCTCCGTTTATGGCAGCTGTAGCACTTGACCGGGGTAGATAGTATCATCAGATAAACCATTGAGCATTTTAATCTCTTGATATCTTGTACCATCACCTAATTGTGACTGTGCAATTCCCCAGAGACTATCGCCTGCTTGTACATAATATGTATGAGACGCAGTATTTTGTGACACAAGCAAGACTTGTCCTACATGTATGACATTTGGGTCAGAAATACCATTTAAAGCAGCTAGTTCCTGATAGGTAGTACCATACTTTGCAGCGATTCCACTTAATGTATCTCCTGCTTGTACTGTGTAGGTGTCACCGCTTTGCGGTGTACTTGCTGTATCTCTTTTGAGCTTGATAATTTGACCTACATGAATCACATTCGGGTCTGCAATGCCGTTAATTGCTGCCAGTTCTTGATAAGTAGTGCCAAACTTTGCAGCAATACCGCTTAATGTATCCCCTGCCATAACTGTATATGTGTCGTAACTCGGCTCTGGTGCAGGTGTGGGAGCGGCTCCGTTGGTGTAATCTTTATAGCACCAGTTCATGTCTGCGGTGTTGGCTGTAATACCGTCAATAACCTCTTTAGATGAATACTGCCACATGGTATATGCGCCTTTGTAGTCGCACTGCGTGTTGTATTGTGCCAACCATACGTCTATGCCTGCCGCGTCAATGCGTGCCATATCAATATAATTAGTCGCCCAGTTTAAATTGGTATATAGCATAGGTTGATAACCTGCTGCACGAATTTTGTTGCAAAACGCAATTGCCATATCGGTACATACCGCTTTACCTAATGCCGCTTGACTTTTTTCTTCCATGTCAAACGCTACAGGATACTGCGGGTTACTTCCTGCGATAAGTTCAAGACAAAAGTCTGCTTCCTGCTCTGCACCTGCTGCATTTGTGGCATAGGAATAGTGATAGAATCCATAAGGCATACCAACGTTTTGACAGCCTGAAAGATTATTATAAAACCACTTATCGATTTGGTTCGGGTCTTTAATACCATAGCCTGTGCGTATCATAGCACCGACCACACCCGCATTTTTTACTTTTTCCCAGTTAATGTTTCCTTGATGTTCGCTTACATCGATTACTGATAGTTGCATATTTACTCCTCCGATACATCTGTCGCGCCTTCAAAAATAGGCCCCTTTTTTAGCTTCTCATACATAGCTTCATAGCTGACTATTTCATCTTTATCCAGTGGATACTCAAAGGTATGTACAAAAATAGACAAGTCTAAAGGGGTTGGAAAACCGATTTCGTTGGTTTCTTCTGTCAACGCAATGACTTTTTCTTTGTCGTATTCATCGCCCGTTTTCGCCATTTCCGCTTTAAGCTGCTCTTTAACTTCTTCCTGCCGCTTAATAAGGGCTTCCCTTTCTTTTTCCTGCTGCCTGTAGCTTTCATCTGTATAGCTTTTTACTGTTACTTTGATACCGTCTACCATAGAGATACTGTCTATGCGGTGATACGTGGTTTTTACACCTTTTCCATTAATGAGTTCTTTTTCTAACGCCATTTTACTTCCTCCTTTATGTTGTCCTTTTCCACATGTAGCATGTAATGTACGGCTGTAAATTGTTATGTGCTTGTCCGCCGCCTGTGGAGGCTGACATAACCTGTGCTGTATATTGCTTATTAAACGTCCATCCCGGATGATATCCTCCATTCGGATTGTCTACGCCTTCGTTTACAGCGTTTAAATCGTGGTCGTGGTTAGGAATTTCTTGCACAGTTAACGTATGTGTTTTTGCACCGCCTGTTTTCTCTACCGTATTAAAACTGGTATCTGCGGTATTTACACCCACAGGTGTTCGGCCGCCTCCCCATGCTGCCCATGTTCCCCCATATAGGGTTCCCGGGTTTGTGGAAACCGTTGTTTCAAACAGACTTCCCACAGGATGCGACGCCAAAAAGATTGCACCGGTTCCGATGTCCGCCGCTGTAATTGTGATATTGCCTGTTAACGCCTTTCCGTTTATCGTTCGGCTTGTAGGTACTGCGCCTACATCGGCTGCGGTTGGCATTTGTATTAATTTACCGCTGCCGTCCAGTCCTGCGATACCGTTTGGCTGACTTTTCTGCGTATTGATAGTGCTTATCGCTGCTTGTTCGGCGATTTCTTCCGCAGCTCCGGCTGCATCTTCTGCCTTTTTCACCGCTGCATCTATCTCTTGGTTAAAGCCTGTCATAGCGATATTGAAGTTTTGATTTATTTCTTGTATTGCTTGCGCTCCGTCTTGCCTTACATCATCTGCTGCCTGATTTGCATTTCTTATAGCTTCGTTAGCTTCTACGATTTTTTGAGTTAATGTTACAAATTCGTTGCTACTTTCAACTGCACCGTCAAAGTTGCATTTCTGCACTCGCAAAACGAGATTATCAACCCTCAACTCTGATGTTTCATTTGCTTTTATGATTTGCAGCCAGCAGTCATTGTCGCCGGATACTGCGCACGCTTGCTGTGTAAGAGTTACTTGTGCACTGTTTTCAGATATTACAGTGGGAAGCATAGAAACTGTGCCATCATTTTTACTTACGTAAAAGTTAGCTTCACAATCGGAAAGATTTAAAATCTCGCCATCAGTACCTATGACTGTAAAATCAAAAACCCTAGAGCCGTTTTCCCCTTGTACCGCATGGATTAATGTTTTTACACTTTTACTATTAGCGTTTAATATTAAGCTATCATTTATCATTTTTTACCTCCTTTAACCCAGAGAAGTTATTAACCCATTAGAAACATTTATTCGTGAACCATTATCGAGTAGAAAAGACCCCGTGAAACAGTTTTGGGGTGAGATATAAGCTTCACCCACCTTTAATTCTGCTACGTTTATATCAACTCTATTTTCTCGGATAACTAAGGGGCTTTTGCTTCCCATGTCAAAAGCCATAAGACCATCCCAACTCCGTATGCTTTGCTTCCAACCACCAGCAGAATTATAAAAAATAAGTTCAGTATCACCAGATGAAGCGTCAACATTAATTGCAAAAAGTATTTTGTTTCTTTCTTTAAAGCTAAATCCAAAAGAAAGGGCTCCGCTAGATGTTCGATTGTTTCCTATGAGAATTTCATAAGTATCCCCACTATTAGAACCGACAAGATTTGATGCTCTTAAAACCCCACTATCCAAATCAAAATAGACATTACTGTCTGCTGAGCGGATAACTCCAGCTTGGATAATATTTGCATTCAAAGTCCCTGATGTGATTCGGTTTGCCACTATCTGTCCATCATTTGTCATAGCTAGTGCAAAAGGCCCGTTATATCCGTTACTACTATATCCCAAGCCACCGGAGTTCCACCTCCATACCTTTTTGGCTGTATTTATATCAGGTGTGTCCATGATCAATATTTCTTGCGGGTTTTTAGCAGGGCGTAACACTACATATCCACCACTATTTCCGGTAATTGCGTTTGTCGCAGCAGCGATTGCCTGTTCCAATGTAGACATTGACGGAGCATTATCTATCTCCTGTTGCTGCTGTACAATGGTGTCGGCAATATTTGTTCTGGCATCGCCTATCTCGATACTTTCGTACTTTTCTTTTAGTACATCAAAAACTGTCTTTACGACCTTTGCTTTTGCACTTACACCTAGCTTATAAAACTCAACTTCTACCGTGTCACATAGTCCGACACGTTCAAGTCCTGCGATATCTTCGTACCCTTCCGTTTGCCACAGCGGTTCAAACTGCACTTGTATTGAAATTGTAGGTTTTGCAATATCATTGTTTTTTATGTATTTATTGGCTGCCTCTCGTAGCATATCTACCGTTACAGTCGTACCAGATTCAAAGCTACTGCTAAGGTCTACCGGTGCAATTCTTGGGTAAGCGTATGTTGACTGTATTTGTATTACTTTTTCCGGTAGTTCTAAAATTGTACTTTCATCCGCTTTGTAGTACGGATATATTCCCGTCAAAGCGCTTGAAATATTTTCTTCCTGTGTAACATCTTTTAGGTTTTTTCCATAAAGGATTTTAACTCCTCGGTCTTGTCCACGTTGAGCATGTAGCTTTACAGTGTAGTTATCCCACTCATACTCACCGCCGTATATATCCAGTACGGAGCCGGAAACTCCTCCTAGTAGAGAGCGAAAAGAGGATGGAACTGCAACGGTCATTGTTCCGTTTTTTGTTACATCTGTCCACATCTCAAAAGGATTTCCAATTGCGCTTTTTGCTTTTAATTGTGTAAGTGCTTCTGTTATACTGTTAGCTGTAAAAGGAGATACAGGTATTTTATTAAGCTGATAAGATATGTGTTCAGCTTTAAAAGTAACCAGCCCGTTAATCGGCTTCGAGTTATAATACACTCTAAAAAGTTGTAAGCTTGAAAGCTCGTTTGGCATGGCTTTTATAATACTGTCGTACTTTATACTCTCATAAAGTTGTCCTTCTATCGGATAGCGCAGTTCAAGCTCAAAGCTTCCGTTTCTCTCTTCTGTTATTGTGCAGTGTATACAGTCGGAAAGCATACCCAAACCGTTATTATCAAAGTTAGTTTCATTTGCATCGTAAAGTATTGGTATCATAGCGTACACCACCTTGGGATAATTTCTACTTTGGTTATACCGCCTGTCCAGTCAATGATATTTTCACCGACTTGTAGTGTAGGAAACTCGATAAAGTTTACTGTGCTGTTTTTGTTTTCCAACCCTTTATACACTAGCCCCACATCACTATTTATGGTGACATATCCGTCTATAGCAGAAATGTTATAATTTATGTTATTTACAGACAGAACCCCGTCACCATTTCCATATACAGTGATGATAGGTTGACTGACAAAGTATTCGGGATTGTAGATTCTTCCACCCGATGCTGGGATTAACACGGTTTGCTCCCCACCTTTTGAGAAAAGAAAAGGATTGCAGTTGAAAATTAATTCTGCCGTGCCATAGCGATTAATGCTGATTTCAAATTCCGTGGCATTAGAAATGGCCGCTAGTCTAAAGTATTCAGGTTGATAGGTGTCTTCCAAACGCCTATACCCTACCTTAGACAGCAGCCACGCTTTTAACGCTCTTGTTTTTTCAGGTACATCTTTTCTAAAACTCACAGTATATGAAATTTCTATATTGTTATATCGCCCGTTATCAATAATTAAATCCCCACTTCGTCCTGGAATTGAAACCGTGGTTACATCTCTTGAAGGCGAGTTGTATATTTTTTCTCCGCTTATAAGCAGCCCTAAATCTTGGCTATTCTTTCCGTCATACACAAAAAAATTCATCATGAAAAAACCGCCGCCTTTCTTTGCGCCGCCATGTTGATTTCATCCATGATATATGCAGTAAGTTGCTTTATATCTTTGCTTGTATCGTTATTAGTAAAAGAATCAATATTAATTGTGATACCGCCAGCCAAGAAAGAACCTTGCTGTTTCTGGCTGCTAGTAAGAGGCGTTACCCTTGCTTTTCCGCTGTCTAGCATCGTCAAAAGCTCAGGACCTTTTTCACCTACAATCGCGCTGCCAGAAGATAGCGTTCCACCTTTTGCCAACATCGGAATTTTAGGAATATCCGGAATCGCTGGAATACCTACCACACCAGTCACTTTATTAACGCCACCAATAATTCCGTTAATTCCGTCAATAGCGCCGTTCAAAATTCCGATAATTGCATTTATTGGCATTTTAGCTATTGAAACTAAACCATCAAAAATGCCCTTGAAAATGTTTTTTACACCTTCCCAAGCCCCTCGCCAGTTGCCAGTAAAAACATTTTTTATAAAATCTATGATTCCAGAAAATACAGATTTAATCGAATTCCAAATGTTTTGAACGTTTCTAAAAAAGGCGTTTAAGATTTCCCCAAAAGCTCCAAATTTTTCAGACCAGTCTGTAGCAAAAACAGAATCTAGCCAATCGGAAAAACCTTGAAAAATGCTCTTGATTCCTTCCCAAATTTGAATAACAGCATTTCTAAAAGCCTCACAATGGTTCCAAAGTGTAGTTATAATTGCGATTGCTGCTGCAATTGCCGCAATCACAAGAACAATAGGATTTGCAGCAAGAAAACTCAAAGCCCCACTTAATGCAGGAATCACTGTAGAGCTTAAAAATGTTATGACTGTAGAAATGCTGGATATTAAGCCAGCAATCGGCCCTATCGCGGCAATGAATCCTAAAACCGTTAAAATTACCGTTTGTGTTCCTGTATCAAGTCCTCCAAACCACTTTATAAGGTCTGTGATTTTTTGGATAATCGGTGTAATGATTGGAAGAAGTTGTTGCCCAAAAGTTGATGCCAGCTCTTTTAAACTCTCTTTTGCTGTCCTCATACTGTTTGCAGTTCCATCTGCTGTATTTGCAAAGTCACCTTGTGCGTTTTTTGTCGCATTTAGCACATACTGGTATCTTAGTTGTACCTGCTCCGCTTGCGTCATTTCGCTTGTGGTTTTTCCAAAGCCATTCGCCAAAGCATAAGCATCTAGGTTTGTTTGGGTCATGACAACCCCAATTTGCTTTAAACTTTCAGTTTCCCCAGTGAAAATTCCATTTAACGCCGTCATCGCTTCATCGAGCCCAATATTTTTAAATGAAGCTAGGTCACCAGCAAGCCCTACAAGACTTGTACTCATACTTGAAGCCTCACCCTGCGTTAGTCCCATAGACGTTGCCATATCTCCAAAAAGAGCCGCCATATCTAACGCAGAGCCTTCTGCTATTCCGAAGGCATCCAAAGTTGTTTTCGCAAAACTTTCTACCTCTCCGGCAGAGTCCCCAAAAGCAACTTGAACTTTATTTAAACTTTCATTGTAATCACTTGCAAATTTCACACTTGCAGCCCCTGCACCAAGCAGCCCTACTGTTACAGGTGTCATAGCAGAAGCTATTTTTTTAGCTCCTCCACCGATTTTGTCAGCAGTCGCAGAAATTTTGGAAAGCGTTGCATTGCTTTTGCTTGCTTCCGACTCTAGTTTTTTCAAGCTTTGTTCTGTGGCTATTATTTCTCTTTGCAAAGCTTCGTATTGCTCTTGGGAAACTTTTCCTTCTTTGAATTGAGATTGCACCTGAGCCTCTGCTTGCTTCAAAGAATCTAGCTTTGTTTTTGTTTCTCCCACCGCTTGGGCTAATAACCTTTGTTTTTGTTGTAAAAGATTTGTATTGGTAGGGTCTAGCTTTAAAAGTCGTTCAACATCACGCAATTCTTTTTGTGTAGAACTAATTTCTCTATTTACTCCCGACAAGGCTTTTGAAAGCCCTGTGGTATCTCCACCAATTTCTACTGTAATGCCTTTTATTCTGTCTGCCATAAAATCCCCCCCTTAAAAAAGAAAAGCACCTGTCTTTCGACAAGTGCTCATCTTAAAAGTTATTAAAATCTTCTTGCGTTGCTTTTATTGGATAGTCATAGTCATCATTTGACCTCTCTGTAAACATATCATAGATAAATCCCATAGTATAAAGTTCAAGTTCTTTCGCAGGAATATTCATTTGATAACATCTTAACATAAAAAGAGGTGTTGTCATTTCCCTGCAACTTGGCTTAATTTTTTTTTACTTTCTACCTGTGTACTCTCATTTTGTACCCAAAGGTCTAAAAGTTCTTCTAAAATCTGGTAAATCGAGAACGTTTCAAAGTTATCGAGCCAATCTTCAATGGAGTTGGAGATTTCATCCGGCGCAGCGTGCTTTGCCATAATGTATGCAACATTTTCAAAAATTTCTAAATTTATGATTGAGAGCTGTTCTTCTTCTGTTAAGTTTTTAACATATGCGGCTTTCAGTTGAGCTAAATCCTTTAAAACATCTCTTCCAAACCGCATTCTGTAAAGACGAGGAATTGCAGCGGAAGCCTTAAACTTTACCTCTTTACCGTCAATTATCAATGTTTTAATCATTTCTTACCTCTTAAGATTTTGTAATGGTTACTGTATATGTTTTACTTTGTGTGGAGTTTGTTGTTTTTACCGTTAATGTATTAGCCCCGCTTTTCCATGTTGCGGAATCTCCATTATGTACCGGACTTTCACCGTTTGTAATTTCAATTTTAGTGCTAGCCCTCACTGGCTCAGCTGAAATAATATCACTTGCATTTTTTGTGTTCGCTGTGTATGTTATAACGCCGGGACTAAACTTCGGAGTTAGCGCTAAGCTTCCGATAGATAAACTGGAAAGCTCTGCATTTGGAGTTGGAGCTTGTTTTGGCAAAATTACTTGGTCGTACCAAGCATTATATGTTTCTACCGGAGTTTTTTCGTTTGCAATGCTTTTTACTACACCGTTATATAAGGGAGAAGCTTTAAACTCCATTTCATCCATGTCTGGCTCTCTTTGATTTTCCTTGTTCTCTCCCGAGATACCCGGACGGGAAGCAGAGCAGTTGTAAAAAACATATCTTCTATTAAAAGCATCTCCTTTGAATCCAAAAAGCAAAGCGAATGGAGACTGTGAAGCATCTGCGTTCTCTACCAACATTCCGGTTACTTCATCTACGTACTCACCAAGACAATCCACCTTAAAATCTGATGGAACATCTAAAATGCTTAATGTTCCTGTGTATCCATTATTTGATGTATCTATATAGTAGTCGATGCCATCCGCACGTTGAACGATTTGTTCTCCTTCTGCGGAAGTTTCAAGACTTACGGAACCAGGTAATTTTTTAGGCGCACTAAATACAGGTGTTCCATCTTCCTGTATCTCCAATTTCGCATAGTGCACATCAATAAGGTCATAATGTACCTTGTTTTTCTTTGCCATTGTTACACCTCAATTTCATAAATAATTTGATAAACTTTTTCTATACTGATATAATTTTCAGATTTGTTATAAAAAAATCCTGTTAAGACAGCTTCAACTGTTTTTTCCAATGTTTGATTTTTCAATTCTGTATAAAGCTCTATCCGTACATTTGATACTTCGTAGTACACGCCACCGTCTGCTCCGACATTATCCGTGTCATAGACGTAGTAACAAATGAAGGGCGGGGCTTGTCTTTCTGTAAAAAAATGATAGGCAACAGGTATGCCCGTTGCCTCCAATATCGTTTTCAATTCAGCAAGCGTCATGATTCTTTCACCGCCACTTTTGCCTTATTTTCCAGTCTCTTTGCTGCCTTTTTCTCGGCAGGGTATATATGCGGTTTTCCTTCAACCCTGCCGCCGTTGACTTTTGCATGTCCGAACTCCAAAAGATGTGCAAGGCTTGGTTTTTTTGCGTTATATATTCTTATACGTATATCGCTATCGCTTTCAAAAACAACTTTTTTCTTCCAGCCGCGCTTGTACTCTCCTGTATCTGTGGGAGAATTTGCTTTTATTTCCTTTAAACATTCAGAAGCCGTTTCTTGAACTTCTTCTTTGATTTCTTCCGCCACTTCATCCGAATACTGCTCCAACTGTGACATAATTTCAACGGAAATATCTTCCGGTCGTACTTTAGCCATCATTCCCCACCTTTCTTTCCAGGTACAGTTCCATTGTGTCATCCACTGTGCTGTGAAAGGTTCTGTACACTGAAAATTCTATTGGTGTATCAGTTCCAATAATGACAGTTATTTCTCCTTCGTAGTTCACATACGGAGTTATCGCCACAAGCTGGGGCTTCATGCCCATCTCACCAGCATTAGACCATTCCGCACGGGTAACAGATTTCAATGTTGCCCATACAGCACGTTCCGTTCTTTGTGGAACCATTTGACCGATATCATCTTTTGTGTATGTTTCTTTTACAAGTAAAATTAATTCATCCATTTACAGCACCTTTTTCAGAAAAAAGACGGTTATTCAAAGCCCAACGCAACATTCGCGGCATTTCATTCTGCTGCTCTTTTCTCTTCCTGTAAAGATATGCCGCATACATCTCCACCAATAAAACGTCATCTTGTGAGGTTGTCAGGGTAATCCCCTCTTTCAAAATAAATTCTTTTGCTGATGAGATAAGAAAAAGCAAGTATTCATCCAGTGCGTTTACTGAAGCCTGTAAGTCAATTTTCAATATTTTTAAAATATCTTGTTCGCTCATACCCTAACCCCTTTCGGGCGCTTATGCAGATTTGGTAACATTTACCGTGTATGTACGCTCACTTACACCATTTTGAACCGTAATTGTTAGTGGATGAGCTTTAGAGTCAGCTTTCCATTTGATTGTTGAACCATTTGGATAATTTTTGCCATCATATGAAAGCATTACTTTTGCTTTTGCTTGTGTTGGGTTCGCAGTGATAGCATCACTAGCAGCGGAAGCCGTAATTGCATATGTTAATGTTTCAGGCGCAAAGGAAGGAGCTAGGTTTTCAGCTCCCACCGTTAACGCTGCAAGAGTTGTGTCGTTTGCAGTATCACCCAAAAATGTTGCATCAGTTGCCGGGGTTACATCAATACCAATAGCCACAAAACCTTCTGCAATTACAGGCATACCGTCATAGCGTGCAGAACCTTTAAAAGCAGCTTGGTCTTCTGCAAAGCGATATTCGTCAGAACGTGCGAATTCGGAACCGCTTCTTTCTGCCAGCAAATACAAATCTCCATAACCCCCAACAATATTTCCATCAGAAATAACCTCATCAGGGAGCACATCAATATCTCCACCAATTACGGGCATTGTTCCATTTTGAGACGATACGATTGCACCATTTGCATTAAAAGTCATTGCTTCTACAAGTAAGTCAGTATATGTAGATTCATTCATTGCCCAAAACTTTACACCTCGGCTGTACTTACCTTTTGCAGCTTTTGAAGCTCTTGCAATTTCTTGAAACAATTCAACTCCGTGCTTGCTTGAAATTTGTTTCATGTTGCTGGATTTTAGATTTTGCCAAGGTCTTGCGGTTGCTGGGTAGTTGTCCGGCTCAGATGTTTGCGCAAGTCTTGTTGCGATACCTAAAGGCATTTTTACTCCTGTACCGTACAAAATAGCTTTATCTACAGAAATACCGATTGATGCGCCCATACCTTCCATGATTTCATAGGCAAGATTCAAGTCGCTATCTTCTAACGTTGCTTGGCAGATATATACAACACCGCCGACTTTGTAGCCGTCAACTTCTACTTGATTAAAGCTAAAATCTAACTCATTTAGTTTTGCACAAGCCTCTGTCCAAATTGCTTCTGGAATTGCACCCATTACTGTTTGGCGTGCCTTACCATTTACGGCTCTTAATCTTACTCGTCTGGTTAGTTTTGAGTAGTCCATAATATTTTGACGTAGCAAGTCAAGAACCACCGTTGGAATTGTTAAGTCAGCACCTGTTACACCTCTTTTTTGAGAGATCCCGGAAAGTTGTTCTCTGCCCATTTCTCTTGCTCTTTCCAAGAAAGCTTTTACATCTTCACGTGCCACGAATTCTCTTTGCTCTTGTGCGTTTAAACCAAAAAATTTTGCTCTTGTCTGCATTTTGTTATCAGCCCTTTCTTTCTTATCTTTTTTTACTTCCCTGATGTCTGGAGATTTGGATTCTTCCGCCTCCAAATCCGCTTCCAAATCTTCAATTTCGTTTTCTAGTTTAGATTTTGATTCTTCGTGTTCTTGTTTTTCAGTCTCGAATTTTTCAACTTCTTCTTTTACTGTGTTTTGTTCCTCTTCTGTTTGCGCTTCTTGGATAGCTTGCTCCAATTCAGCTTCGCGGACGGAAAAACTTTCATCTTTTTTTCTAAACTCTTCCAACTCCGCTTTTTTTGAATCAATATTTCTTTTTAACATCAAAATTTTAAGTGCCATCATTTACTCCTTTCAGGCGTTGAATCATTTCTTTTTGCCAAAGTTCTTTTTTTCTTTTCTGTAGTTCTTCATAATCTTTTTTTCTTGCTATAACGGATGTGTCTTCATAGGCAGGAAACGTTACAACAGATACTTCATAAAGCTCAACCTTTTTTAATCTCCATACTGTTGTTCCGTTTTCCATTACTTCAGTACTTTGGTCTAAAATATCAAATCCGAAGCTGCATTGACTTACATCCCCACGCTTTACTCTTTCGTAAAGGTTCATCGCGTCTTGGTCTGATTGATTGATAAGGATGCTCCCCCATAGTCCAGTTCTGTCAACTCTTAAAGTAAGGGTTCCAGCTGTAGTCCTTCCAAGAACTAAAGTGCTGTCGTGATTCACCAACGCACGTACATCACCGTCAACTGTTTCATTGAAAGCATCTTCGTCAATGGTTTCAATTGCATTTTCCCACATGCGATATTCGCTACCAAATACCGCAAAATATCCCTCAATATACAAGTTACCGTCCTCTGCACGTGTAGTAAATTTTCCGTCACGCACAAGAGCAGTGCGTTCATACGTCATTTATCGTCACCTCCATTCAATTTATTTTGGTCTCCAATCATGCCACGCGGGATATAGTTTTCTAGAATAACAAGTTCATTTAGTCCTGGTATCGGTGACAGTCCTATCCAGTCCCGAACCTCATTACCCGTCATAATTCCTCGAACAAATTGGTCGTCTGCAACTGCGGCCATATCTTTTAAGTCGTAGTTATATAAGCTGCGTGCATTGAACCGAAAAAACCAGTCAGGGTTATACAAAAGTTTCTTCGTAAATTCCTGCTCTATCCCTCGGGCAATCGGCATAATTGTTGTATTGATAAAGTTGTTCCATGCATCACGTTTAAACTCCCCAATTCCTAGGACAAAAGGCGGCACCCCTAAGATAGCCGCCACTGTTTTTTTATCCAGTTCAACAAAGTCAGCCAGTGCAAGGTCTGATAGTGATAAGGGTTTTACCTGTTCCACTTGAAATTGGTCTGCCGGAATCATCCAAGGCTCCCCCGCCTCTGTGGTGTCAATGTAATCATTTAAAAGTTTTTTGCGTCCTTCCGCGTTTGAGAATTCCTCTGTCAAAGCGTCAACCTTTACGATGATTGAAGGTTTCCATTTTGAGGACATAAACCCTTTTTCTGTTGTTGCTGCTTGCTTTAAGTTGTTTGCAACCTCTGATAAAGCTACTTTGTACCCAGCACCTTTCCATGTGTAGTAGCTATCTGGATTCAAAACAAAATGCAGCACACTGTCAGGCGCATACTCTGTTCCGTTTACCAAAATTGAGTAGTCCCACAATCCATCAGGCATAAATGAAGCCATAGCAGCAGGCACAGGGTTTAAATCTTTTAAAATACCTCTCTTAAAGACAGGATATACAACCGCGTTTCCGTTTCCTTCCAAAATCATTGTTTTCACTATCCAATGAATAAAAGTGGAGCGTGTCATTCTGCTATTGGGGTTAATATCAATTTTTCTGCTCAATTCATTCTTTACCCGAATATCTCCATCTGCCGTATTTTCCATGAGCTGGATTGTCATACTTGCGATTAACTTCGCTATGGTATCCACTGCGGTACATATTTCAGGGTTATGTGATAGACTTGTATACCCTTGGCATACCAGCGTGTCATAAGCATCTGTTGAGCATAACCACGAAACAGTGCTTTTTTCTTTTGGCTCTGCCCTTGCTCTTTTTTGTTTGTCTTTCTTTTTGCTCAATTTTTCATCACCCCCTTTGAGCGATTACTCGCCCCACCACTTTTTAGCAGCTTGACTTCTATCGAGATTTTCCAAATAACGCACACATGCAAAAACTGAAGCATCAAACAAGTCAATCCTTTGCTCTGGCTGTACCTTCTCATACTGAATCATGTCATCTGTTTTTTCTATGGCGGATACATTTTCCACACAATATTCAAAAGCTTCTGAATGCAAATAAAAAAGAGTGCCGTTTTTAGCACTCTGTTCTATATATCGGAAACCTTCTGATTTTTTATAAAAATATTGAGGTTGGTCTATGATTTTAAATCCGGCAGACTTCATGCCAATAAAGTATTCTCTGCAAAACTTTCGGTCATGCCCTACCTGTCGAATTTTGAAACCACGCTTTCTCATATCAATAAACCAATTTACAACATCAGCATGATTGACCGTTGGACTGTTGCACATTGTCAAAAGTCCGTCATCTTGCCAGCCAAACAAAGGAATGTTATCTTCATCAGCTTTTACATGTGCAGCCACAATCGGGAAAAATGCGTGTGTGATTATAATATCTACACCTTTATAATGTCCGAAAATGGACGCAGCTGTTAAGTCGTGCAGTTTGGATAAATCTGCACCTCCATACCAGTCAATTGGCAATTTTGACAATTCCTCCAACGTCCAGTTATATTTTTGGTCGCTGGCTCGGAATTCATCAATGTTAAAGTACGCCTTTAGTGCATTGGTATATACATTCAATGACTTTGCATAAAAATCCTTTCTCTGCTGCGGGTCGTTTTGTGCTTGTAGTGCATCGTTCAATATTTCATCAGGACGAATTGTTACTCCATATCCTGGGTTTGCCATTTCATGAGTTATGGGATTGATATAGTCAACATTTCCGTTTTCATCTTCATTTGCACAACACATAAATATGAAATACTGTTCATCCTTCACAGTGCCGTCCAACACCTTACGACAATACTTTAAACGCTGCCCCAAAAAGAGTTGTTCGTTATCTCCCGCTGTAGAAATTCCAATTAACAATTTATTTGTGTATGCCTTCATAGCTTCCTTAAAAAGATTATATTGTTTCGGCTTTTTGAACGCATGGCATTCATCCACTATAGCGATGTTACAGTTCAATGAATCTTGTGTATCTGGATTTGCCGCCAGTGCGCGGATAAAAAAGGAACCGTCCGGCAAAGACGATTCCATTGAATGCTCGTTGTTATTGTCTATAATTTTTACTGAACCACCATTTTTAGAGTTCTCACCCATCCTATCAATGTTGTACTTTAAAAAATTAAAGCTTTCTAAGGACTGCATTAGGGCGGCAGAGGCGATATAAGTTTTAGCGCCTGACCTTCTATACCATAGAGACAAAGCCCATGCAAGCGCAGCCGCTAACCCTGTTTTACCATTTTTACGAGGGATAAATATTAATGCCTCATGATATTTAACTATATCCGTTCCAGCAAGCTTAAAGCCCACAAGATTGTATATAATAAATTTTTGGTATGGCTCTAGGTTAAACTGTGTTCCTCTTAACGGCGTACCGTCCAGTTTTTCACCTTGTTGGTGACATAAAGTTTTTTCTATAATTTGAATACAAAATTCGGGGGCTTTTGAATCCATCCAATAATCAGGGTTCTCCAAATCCTGAAAAAAGCGTTCTACTGCTTGCTGCAATTCTTTGCATGCCACCTTTTCCCCTTCTCTGATACTTTTAGCGTAGTTTATGACATCCGTCCAGTTTTTCCCTTTAACCTGATTCAATTGACCTTAACGCCTCCGCAAGTCCACCTATTTTCTCTTTCTTAGGATTGTCACCTGTCATTTTCTTATAGCTGGACGGAGTTAATCCCAGTTCACGCCAGTATATCAACGCGCTTTTGTTCAGGTCGTCCCATAAAACCAGTAAAGGATTTTTTGTCATATTGGTTGAGCCACCTTTGTTTGTATACTCTATGACAGACTTTCCTCCCGATTCTTGAAACTCTTTAAATGTTTTATCCCTTTGTTCTAAAATGGCTGCTAAAGTTTCAACAGCTGAATCATATGAATCTTTTTGCACATCAAGTGCAGCCATCTGCTGTAAAATAAGGTTTTTCCATTTAGTTTTAGTCATAAGCTGCACCCCCTTTGTTAAAATTAGCATCAGAGTTGGAAACACTTACCCCCGCCGGTCCCTATCTATATGCTTTTTCAATCTTGATGGTGGGGGGATTCACTGTGCCTCTCATTTTCCATATAAAGACTTTCGTAAACTTCTTTAAAATTTTTTGCATGCTTAATATCTGTGGTATGACTACAACTATATCCTTCATAGCAACAATCACATCGTGTTCTGTCACATAGATAAAGTATCTTTTTATTTCTTGCGTCTGACTTAATAACTTCTTCTGACTTATCTAAATCTTTTTTATCATGAGTTAAAAGAGACAATCCTTCAGCACTTATCTTTATAGTGCAATATCCAGCATTACCCTTTGATATATTATCCATCGCTTCTTCAATCAACCTATCAATATCAACTTTATCAATCATAAATATTGCACCCCTTAATATCTTCTGTGATTCTTCGCTTTCTCCGGATGAGCTTTATTATGGCAAGCGAAACATAAGCTAACAAGATTACTGTCCGTATATGCTAACTCTGGGCATTCATCCACATGTTTTATATGATGTACTGTAGTAGCTTCTGTTTTCTTCCCATATCTTTTACAAAACTGACACATGTATCCATCACGTTTCAATATTTTTTTCTGTTTGCGTTTCCATATAGTATCCTTATAATCAAACATACTTACCTCAATAAAAAAAGACCATGCATTACGCACAGTCTTGTGTTAACGTCCTCTACTGGGCCACATCAAAAAGAGAGGTGCGAGAGGTCTCGTTTGGACTAGCTGGCAAGGTCACGCCCTTGCTCGATACCACTACTGCGATATAACCAGCTATATATAGTCCGTGTCGCCACTACGGATATTTTATGTGTGTTTCCGTGGAATGCCGCGGCACACAGGCGATATGTTTAGGAGTGTCATGAGAATGAAATTACTTCAACCACAAATCCCAGTTTATATTTTACTATAGATTTTGTGAAAAAACTTATCCTCTTTTTATCATTGAGTATTGCTTGCACCGTATCTTAATATTGTAAACGAATAAAGAGATTCATTCTTTAATCTGTAAATATGTGCTTGTTCTACGTGATATTTTGCCATCAACCGCTCAATATGTCCTTTACTTCTATCTATAAAAAACTCTGTCAAAATATCTTTTTGTTGCTTAGGTAACATATCCAAGGTTTTATCTATTTGCTCCACAAATTCTTTAGCTAATCTTTTACTTAGCTTTAGCTTATCCCTTTTTACGATATTATTCAACAAATAGTCTTCACTTTTGCTTGCTCCACCGTCAACAGCTTCACTATCTGTCGCACAACCCTTTAAAGCCGCAAAATCATTTTCAAGCCATATTAATTGATTGTCAACATTCTCTAAAAACCTTTTACGCTGTCCATACAAACGTAGGTCTGATACAGATTCACTTATCCAGTTCATTCAATTCCTCCATGTCAATTTTCAACTCTTCTTTCAAAATTTTATCCACATGATACCAGTAAAGCTCATCCTCCCGATGCTCTTCAAACATATCTGTTACGGTATCAATGAATTTTATTAAACGTTGCTGTCCAAATCCGAAATTTCGATTCAGATTAATAAGTGATACTTTTAATATCTGCTCTATCAGCTCTTTGCCTTGTTTTTCTCTTTCTTTGCTTACAATCTCTTTAATCGAATCCTGCATTTGCTTTGACAGTCTTTGTTTGGCTGGAATCCTTGCTTTCATACTCTACACCACACTATCTCTCAGCTATATCATAATATGCTCCTTGCGCTATATCTAAAAGATTAGACACATCGTACTTATCCATTCCAAAAACTTGAGTTGCGAACAAGTCAATGAAAACCTTCCTATTGTATCCGCAGCTTTTGAACTCATCGCATAGCCCACCACGATATACACACTTTGGAACCAATAAATCTTTTAAGTATGGGCATACTTTCACAACTCCTCTTTTTATCAGCTCCATTACTTGTCTGGTTTTTAGGTCTGCCTGTACACATAACCTCATATGTGACATAGAAATTAACGCCTGTGCGTTGATGTCCATGATGTGCGTTACCATTTCATCCTGTCTCGCCGCACATCTATCGTAATCTTTTTGCCTATCATTTCTTTGCGATTTCACATAGTGCTCAACCCCATGCTTATGCCTTACTAGATGAACTGATACATAGTAAGGGATTTGCATTTTTATCGTAAACATTAGCGTTCTAATGGGACTGTGCTCTGATTTTAAGATATTTTCCTTCCACTCATCTGTGGGAGGTATATCGGTATTTTTCCCAACTGTACCTAATGCTAGCTTTTTACAGCGCAGCCAATCTGTATCGGTCGGAAAACGTAAAATTTCAACTAGCATCTTTCTTTTTCCTCCCCAGCCAATCACTTATATATAAAATCACACAAAAGATTAGTACACTACCTGAAAGTATCATCCCGATTAAAAAAGCCCACCAGTACCGTAAAACTATGATGAAAGATATATGTAGTGCTAAAGTTATTGTTGATACTAGACAGATAAGAGAAGCTATGATACAGAGTATCAAAATTATGTTTTTATTTTTCAATATCTTGTACCAATCTTTCCAGAAAAAATTTGTCTATCTTTTCTTTATCTGTCCGTATTTCAGTATCGCAATTTCTACATGTCATAATCACATATGTGTTGAAACTATCGGAGCCTATCTCTCTGAGGTTGTAACCTCGGTGTCCGCATATGGGGCACTTTGGCGTTTCTCTATATTTTTCTTCTCCCATTATCTTCCTCACAGCGAATTCTCGCGCACTCTTTTCTAAAGCGCGTTCGAGTTCATCTACCGTTATACCTCCGAAATCATCTTGACTAGTCTCTGTGCATCGTTCGTTCCACACCTTCGCCGCTTCTTCTTTTGCGTAGTAGTTCACAGATTCATCTACCCACTCTGTTGAAAGCTTGCACGTGCTGCACTTCGCTCTTACTTGTTCGGTAACAAAATTTATCCTGCATTCAAACTCTGCCTTCCCTTCACAGCAGGGACATTCTTTTAATTTAATTTCTTTCATTTTGTTCACCTTTTTCTTTCTCTATAGACTTTAATTTTATCCGTACTAATAATGCAATGGCTTCCGCATCATTTCTCTGTACCCCTTTGCCCATAAGCAGCTTTATAAATCTTTTTCTAGTCATCTTATCTCACCTTCCACCAATCCAAAACTTCTATCGCCATGATACAGTGGTCTTGTAAACAAAGTTCACCTCTATAGACATAAAGTACTTTTACTAAAATCTCTTTTCCCGTGTATTCATCAGCAGGCAAATACTCTCTTAAAAGTAGATAGTCACCCACTTCATACAATCGGTCATCTTTTCTAACCTCAAAATTTATTTTATCCAGGCAGATACACATCCAAAACAACACCTTTTTTTATAGATTCATCAGCTACTCCGATTTTTTTGCACTCCACATGACTAGGGTCTTTCACCCACTCACTACCCCATCGACACACAGTGCCAAAAATGTCTCCATTTGGGTGTATTTTAACCGCCTCCGCTTCGCTTTCCGCACAGACTATCGCTGAAACATACTCATCGTAACTCACGTTATCGTCACGCTCAATTAAGTATAAGTTCATATACATACCTCTTTCATAAAATCTTTATACATCAAACTCGATTGAATCCCTGTATTATTCTGATACTTCCCACTGCTATATAAGTCATAGTCGCCTTTTATGGTGTGATAATAGATTTGGCATATTTCTACATCTGGATAAATCACTGTTGGTTGCTCAACTGTAATTTCCATAGTCCAATGTCCGTTAAACCCGATATCACCAAAACCCGCAGTGATATGTACCGATATTCCCAGTCTACCAACAGACGAACGCCCCTCCAACATAGGAACATATTTATCTGTGAAAGTCCTCTCAACGGTCCTGGCAAGATATACTCGTCCCGGGTGCAGCAACAAACCCTCTTTTGGTATGATCAGTCGGGCTGTTGGGTTATTTTCTTTCATGTCTAAAGTTTTATTTTCGTAAACAACCAGCTCATCACTTAGCGTTAAGTTATAGCTATTAGGATTTATTTTTCTTCTGTCAAATGGCTCTATTTTAATATCGCCATGCCTGATCTCTTTTTCTATTTCTTTTCCTGATAAAATCACAACAAACACCTCAATCTAAAGTAATTACCTCGCCGCAAAACGGACATGTTAACATTTTTATTGATTCTACAACTTCATTTTGTGAGTAAAATCTTGTTTCTTCAATTTTTATTGTATCTATTAATTCGATATACCTATTCAGATACCACTGTGCTTTCTTTAAATCTTCAATTTTACTCGAGCTTTCTTTTAACCCCGCACGACTAATATATTTAATGACATTACCTAGATGATACCCGAAATTTTTATCCTCAATGTAGTCTATCACCTCGATATTCCCCTGCGTATAGTGGGATGGATGATTTATATTATCCTTCATACAGCTACCTCCTAAATAAACTCAATTACAAGTTCTTTTCCAAACGCTTTTGCCACTCGCTCCAAAGTTCTAAGGCTGGGATAACCAACATCATTGATTAACCGGTTAATTTGCGTAATACTTACACCCGAATTTTCCGCTAAATCGTTTTGATTCCAATTCTTCTCTTTCATTAGCTTTTTTGCTCGCTCACCTATAGTCATTAGCCATCACCCCACAACAAAGGTTGTCCACATTTAGGACAGCTCTCAACTCTTTTTGTTCTTGATTCCGTTACATATCCTAGAGAGTAGCAACAATAGGGACACACATATAACATCTCATCAAAATAAAAAGATAGCTGTATGACCGGTTCGGCCGATGCGTTATTTCTTCTTGTTTTCATTTAAAAATAACCTCCCGTCCATAATACGAACCATTTTCTTACATAGTTCACATCCATGTAATTCAATATCTTTATTAACCTTACCCATAGCAACCCGCAAATCGTCAAATTGTCTTCCTCTGGATAGCAACAACTTTTCTTTTTCGGACTGTTCTAAATAAGCACTTTTTATTTGTCCTCTTTCTTTTTGCGCCTGTTCCTTATCCAGATAACCTAAACGATAATCATGATATACACACCGCATAGATAGATACGCTATTTGTTCCGATTGCGCATGATATTTTGGTAGTGGTTGGCTTTCAAACGCCAATTTTTCTATTTCATTAAAATCTGCCCACATAATCCCACCTCTTGACAGATTAATTTTAATATGTTACTCTTATTTTACAGGTACTCGATACCTGTATTTGTTGTTTCTATTTATATAATTT